AGCAACTGCGGCTAATTGTAATTTATTCATATGTTTTCTCCATTTGTTCTATCTTTTGCTTCGCTTGTTTGAGCTACTGTTCCGCCAGTAACTGCTGCATCTTTTACTGTTAGTGCAAAAATTATACCAGATACAACTGCAACTAATTTTGAAATTCCAAGAATATAAACCTCTACTTGATCTGGAAGAAATGCTACTAATGAAGGATCAGAGTGAATTGCTATTGCAGTACAAACTGCTACAACTGTGGCTATTCCAGATGAGCTAGATCTCCAATTTGGGCCAAAGATTTTAGATAGCATAGTTTTCATAAGATATTACACATTATTATAAAAGAAAAAATATTTAATATCTAATATTAATTATAGCAATATAGATTAACTAGATTTCTGCAACCAGAATGTCCCCAATTATTAAGACTTGGGCCAGTTTTAAAAGCAATTCCTATTTCATCATTAATATTTACGCTTATTGGTGGATTTAAAGTCCCACCATAATTATAAGCTGTAGCTGTAGCTGGAACGCTAATTACTTCACTTATAATACCTGATGTATTTTTTGTAAAATTGTAAAAATATCCAGTTGATATTGTTGTTGGAGTAAATGTTGAAGCAACAATTGTCCAAGAAGCTTTTCTAGCTATAAAATTATCTAATGCAAGCACTTTTGCTTGACCAGTAACTGCTCTTAATCCATAATCTAAGTTACTAAAATAATATGTTGTATTTGTATTTGCGGTATCAGAAGTATTACTAAATGGAAGAATAAAACTATTTTGTCCAGTTAAAAGGACTCCTGTGCCATTTATTGTTAAATTGCCACTTACAATATTTAATCCAGTTTGACTTATTCTAGCTATAACATTACTTTCTGTTGTGCCTCCTGCATGGAATTCTATAATTTTTCCAGGTGTTCTTGTACCAATATCCAAGTCTCCACCATCCATAATTAGATATCCATCAAGTCCAGTTGTATTACTAAAAGCTGGATCGCTATAACCAGAATTATTAATACCAAGATTAATGAAGTTACTATTATCTGTTCCATTATTAGCTGTTATAACTAAATCTGCACTAGCAGCAAAACCAGTTCCTCTATTTTGGATATTAACTTGTACATAACCAGTTCCACTACCAACTATTGATAATGGATTATTTAATAATGCCACAGCTGGTACTCCTCCATTTGAAAAAATACCAGAATCAATAAATGTTTTAACTCCAGAAATGTTTTGAGCTCCAGTATTATAAACTATATTAGAAGAATAAATTCCTGAACTAAAAGTTTTAAATCCACCAAGAGTTTGATCACCAGTTGTATAAACTACTGTATTAGGAAGAGTAGCAAAAACTGGTTCATCATAAAGTCTTACACCACTTCCATTTACGGTCATGCGAGTATAGAAATTTTTTGTTCCAGAAATATCTTGATACCCGCCAGTTGTTGCAATGAAATTTTTTGATACTGTTCCACTTAATGAATTTATTGTATTAACTAAATTTGATCCAGTATTTGAAAGAGTTGTAGTTGTTACATAAAGAGATAAATCTCCAGTAATTAATGGATTTCCACTCAAGATTGGTTGTAGATTAAAAGTTTTGATACCAGAGATAGTTTGATTGCCAGTATTATAAATTAAATTAGACGCAATTAGCGCTCCACTCACAATATTTAATCCATCAGAAGTTATCCTTGCTATTGTTCTAATCGCTGTAGTTCCACCGATATGAAATTCTATATTTGTGCCAGTAGTTTGAGTTCCAATATCTAGACTTCCACCATTAACAAATAAATAACCATCATAAGCTCCACCATTACTAAAATTTGGATCATTATATCCACTATTATTTATACCAAGATCAATATAATTAGATGCATCAGTGCCATTATTTGCAGTGATAACTAAATCTGCAGTAGCATTTGTTCCAGTTGACCGATTTTGAATATTGACTTGAATATAAGTATTACCGCTACCAACTATTGATAAAGGATTATTTGGTAATGATAATGCTGAAGTTCCAGAAAGAGAGAATATTCCAGAATTAACAAAAGTTTTAACTCCACTAATAATTTGATTTCCACTAGTATAAACAATATTAAGAACATTTGGTGCACTTAATGGATTTGTTAAAACTACATTTCCACTTGTTATTGTTATATCGACTCCAGAAAGATTTAAGGTATCTATGCCATCTAAATTAACTCCATTTGCAAATGTTTTAATTCCGCTTACTGTTTGATCACTAAATCTATCTACATAAGTTTTACTAGCTAGACCAGTATTAACAAATGCATCATTAAAAAATCCGCTTAAATCTGCTTGATCTAATTGTTTTAATCTAATTAAATTAGCCATAGATTAAACCTTACTATGATAAAGTATACTGGCTAAATAACTATCAACTTGGTGATCACAAGCAATAGTATTTACGCTAGTAATGGTTTCTTGATTTTGATCAACTGGTTGTTTGATATAATCTTCTATTTTAGAAACCCAATTTTCTGGAGCTTCATTAGCGATAATTATTTTTGCAATTTGCTCTGATACTTCTTTTTGATTATAACTTAATTTCTTAAGATTGTGCTTTTTACGAAGACTAGCCGCAACTTCTTCTTCTAGTTTTTGTGCAAGAACAAGATTTTCTTTTACTTTAACTAAACTATATTTTTCTTCGGTTGCTTTTGATTGTTTACCAGTTCCAGGAGGAGAAACATTTTTAGTGCTTTGAGGAATTCCAGTTGATCCAGCTGGTCTACCTGCTTCTGCTGGTTTCGCTCCACCAATAAGTGGTTGATATAAACCTTGATCTTTTAGATCTTTAAATTTTTGTTGAGAAGCAGTAGAGTCATCTGGGGTTGGTAGTATTCCAGTTGCTATAGCTTGAAGACCTTCTTCTGCAGTTAATACTCCGAGTTCAACTAATCTAGTATAAATTCTAGCATATTGAATATCATCTTTAAGATCAATATCTTCAAAGAACGGAGTTGGATAATTTTTAAATCCAAGATCTTTACTAATTCTACGAATTTCTGGAATCAAAAACTCATTAACAAATGCTTCGCGAGCTTGTTTTAATCTTTCGATAAATACTTGAACTTTAATACTTGTAGTAGCAAATTTTTCATCACCAATAAGAATATTATTTAATCCAATTTTAATATCTCTATCAACAACTTCATATTTTTCTGGACCAATAAGATTTCCAATATCTGGAATAACAAATTGAGCTTTGGTTGTATAATCTGCAATTAGAACGCGACCAACACTTTGATTTTCAAAAAGTTTTTGCATTGCTTCAAGATTCTTTTGATTGATACCGCCATTATCTGGAATATCTCCCATAGTAATCAGCAATACTGATTGTTGCATTGTACGAGCGATTGCCATATCCATTTTTTTCATCTCAGCTTTCCAATTAATATCTTCTAGTACTGGAAAACCCATTGGTACAGCAAATGGCTCGTAATCTTGTTTCTTATAAAATACAGCGCAAAGTCTTTCTCTGTCTAATGGCATTGTTAAAACACCGATTGTTTTTGTTTGAATTAGTTTTCTAGCTTCCTCTGGAAGACTATTAAATACTTCCCTATCTTCATCTGTTTTAGGATTCTTTAGTCTTTCTAATTCGTAATCACTAAGAATTTTATAATATCTACCAGTTGAGAAATTAATACTTCCACCGATTTGAATATCTGCTGGATTTAAAACTATATATCTAGATGGTAAATTAACTGAAGCTTTAGATGTATTTAAACCAAATGTTTGAGTAATTTTTGTTACATCTGCATCACTTACTTTTGTATCAAAACGATAAATAAATACATTACCAGAACGATAATATTCTCTAAAAAACTTATCTTGAAAATCCCAAAGATTAATCTTCTTAAATAATGCTTCAAAGAATGTTCTTGACTTTGTGCTTCCATCTTTAAAATAAATGTTACTAGAAGAAAACTCAGTCATCAAGTCAATAGTATTTCTAAAAATTGCAAAATTATAATAGCACTTTTGACATAGAATAACCGCATCGCGGATATTCATATTAGAGTTATTTTTAATTCCAGTTGAATATCTAAATGGGATTAATCCATCATCAATATTCTTATATCTATCTGTTCTTGTTATTACGCTGGCAGCGTTTCTTCTAATTGATGTATGCTCTGGCTCAGATTGATGCATCGCTACACTCTCATATTTAGTAGATGCATGACTTACCATTATTGGTACGATGTCTGGATTTTTCTCGATTTTTTCGTCTTTTTTAGATTTTTTAGCCATTTTACTTCAAATATTACACTTTATATAAGATTATAGTTACTAAAATATTTAATAACCAATTTATTTAATAAATATTGGTGAGAATGTAGCTGCTACTGGTGTTTCTGTAGGTGCAGCCATCATATCTAAATAGCATTTTAGACCCCAATTAGCAAGCATCAAAGCCGAATAATTGTCTTTTCTAGCTTTATTTGCTGAGGTACTTCTTTTTAAATGTTGAGGTAAATCAAAGCTTTGAGTTCCTCGACTGGTAGATGAATGTTCTACTAATGTACATTGTTTTTTAGTTTGATATATAAAATCATCTTGATTTTCAACAAAATCTAATATAGTCCAATCTTTCTTATCTTCTGTTTTCATTAATTCAATTGGCGCACCACGATTTAAAGTTTCATTAAAAAAATCTTCATTAGCCCCAGTTTTGCTTGCAAACCATATTTTCTTATAATCAATACAAGCTTGTAAGTGTTCATTTGCTTTGCGGATAAATGTGCTTGTAAATACTTGATTGAAAGCTATTCTTTTATCTTCTAAATTATATTTCTTTCTAGCATTTCTAATCATCATTTCATAATCTGAACCTTCAAGATCAGAATCAACATCAAATGTTTTAATTTCTAGTTTTTGTTTTTTAAATAATTCAGATTCATTACATGAAGCTAAGAATACATCTGCACCAGCATTATCCAAAATAATTGAGACAATGTTAAAATTGCTCATGATATAAGAAAGATAAGATACGTGATTCTTTAGATTACCTAAACCAGCATAAGTATGAACTAATATGCCATGACCTTTTTCTTCATCTACTTCTAAAATAGCCATAGCAAAATAATCTGCATTAGGGCTATCACTCATATTAGGGTCAATACCAAGAATATATTTTTTACCAGTTTCGCCTTTTAATAAGGTATGAGGTTTTTCATTATACTTTAATGTACATTCTTCCATCTTCTTTGCGTTAAAATAACTATCACTACCATCTGTGAATCTAGCACAATACTCTCTCAAGAAACTGCTATGACTTGATCCTCCAGCTTGAGCTTCTTCAATAATTGTTTTATCAATCATTTCTTCTGGAAGAGCTTCATAACTCATTTGGCTAACAAAATAAGTTGCTTCACCCTTTTCGTTATTGGTTATTTTTTCTGACCATTCACTGTAAACTTTATATAGATTCTCAAATGTATAACTAGCAGATGAAAATGCTAACATCTTACTTGTATTTTCAAAAACCATTCTATCTTCTTCTTTCATTGAACCTTCTTCAATTAATTTATCTTCTAATTCTCTGATCTCCATACGCTCTTTGATATTTTGTGGAGCAACCAAAAATGGCATCAATACATTTTTAATAATCTCTTCTGGAAGCAAAAGAAACTCGTCCAAGACTAGAATATTTGCACGAAAGCCTCGAATCTTTTCTCCATTAAGAGGAATTGCTACAATACTTCCACCATTAATCTGCCATTCAAATTGATCATTTCTTTTCGCTTTAGCACCAAAACATTGAGCAAGTAATTCTGCTCCAGGACTTTGAACGATCTTTTCTAAGTTATTAAAAATAAATCGTGCAGTTCTAAATGTTGGACCAGCAATAAGAATTTTAGTATTTGGTTCAAATATGCATTGAAGAAAACAAAATACTGCAGCAGTAAAACTTTTACCGCAACCACGGCCAAATACGCACATGTTAAAGTTACGATTAAAAAATGATTTAAGATGTATCTCTTGATATGGAGCAAGTTTAACTCCACTAATTAATTCTGTTGTAAAGCCAATATTAGCTCTTAGAAATTTTGCTAATGATATCTTTGCTTCTTTATCATTAAGATATCCTTTCATTTCCATTAACTCAGCATTAATGTCTTTAACTTCTCTTACATATTTATCTGGACAATATATCATAACATTTTTAGATCATATGCTAATTGTAGATCTACTTTCTTATAAAAGCATTTAGATGCTAGTATAGCTTCTATTGTTCTTTTCATCTCTTCTCTGCCATCTACAAATAAAAATTGTAGATTATCATAATCTTGTATTAATGATCTTACATTATGAAATATAAATTCTGGAGTAGCTTTAATCTTTTTACTTATATGTGGTAAATATTGAAAGCTTAATGCATTTTGCAGTTTTTCTTCTACTACTACAACAATATATGCATTATTAATTTTGGCCTTTTCTATTTCGTTTTTAAATCTATTTAAATTGCCACTACTTAATGTGCTAATAAAATCACTTAAACTTTTGCGCTCAATATAGCAATTACAGTTATCATTTGAACAAGTATAGTCTCCATATGGTAAAGTCTTAATCTCAAAAGGTATATTAAATTTAAGCCAGCTCTGTTCTCTGGTATCAACGTATATGGTATCTTTTGTTGTTAATTTATTTTGAAACTGGTGGGCTATATTTTTAGGATGTATATATTTATTTTCCAAGCCCACTTCGGAACAAAGATCATAATAATCATTAAAAATTTTATTATAGAATACAACAGATGGACTCATAATAGTTCTTAGTTCTACTTGAGTTGGTGAATAGATTATTTTCTTTTCTTCTTTTCGTTTAACTAATAATGATTTGCAGTACTCTTGAGCTTTTTCTATTGGCTGATCTTTGAGCCATTTTTTCATATTATTCTTGTCATTAAAATCACTATTAAAGTATTGCTCTTTGCTTTTAAAGTTAAGAGTTTCGCCAGTTAATAAATCTTTTTTAGGATAATATGTGTGATAATATTTTTCTTTATTTAAACCATATCCTCTGAGCGAAAGATGTAAACTCTTTTCGTCTTTGAATTCTTTTCCATCGACTTTACAAATAACTGGCATAATATTAACCATTTAATATTTCGTCTTTAGATATTCCTAGAATCTTGCATTTAATCTCTTCCATAGATGAAAGCCTGTCGATTTCTTTTTCAACACTTTTCTTTCTCATCTCTGCCATCTTGATTAATTTAGCCCTGCTCTCTTCTTCTTTCCACATTTGTACAAGATTAATAATAGAGGCTGTTTCTTTTACTTGCTTGCTTAACTTATCACTACGTTTTACTTTAAGATCATTGTTTAATTTTTGCTGACGATTAACGCAATCATTATATTCTTTTCTGGCAGTATTGCTTGCTTCTACTAAAGCCATTGGAATTTTGCCATCTTCTTGAATTGCAATATCAATTTGATGCTGAAGAACATTAATTGTTTCTTGAATACTAGACGAGATGACTACTTCTGTGCAAAGTACAATATATTGATCTACTTCTTCTTGAGATAAATCACCTTTATCATAAGTATATCTTACAAAACTACTTTCAAATAGTTCGCGGTCTGGTTCATTATCATAAATATTAATTTGATGAATAAATCTATGAGTATTCATGTAGCCAATAAGTGAATTAATATCTTTTTTATGTTTATGAGTAAGTTTATTTTTATCTATGCCATCTAAAACATATTTATTAATCTTTGCTATCATTCTTTCTTCGCTACGTGGTGGTCTATATGCTTCTGTTGATGCATTTTCATTTTGATCATTATTATATTTAACATTGTTTGGTATAGTTTTCATATACTCAAGAACGCTTCTAGTTTCTTGAGATAAATTAGTTAATGATTCATTTTTAAATAAAATTTTTGCTACTTCTAGTCCAGTCATTGTATGACAATTATTTGTTACATATTCTTTTTGTTCAAGAGTTAATTCTATAAGACCTTTCGCTTCGTATTCATGACTTTTGCGTGGCTTAATTTGTCTAGAAGCTAAAAATTGTTTTACAGCTTTGCCTTCTTTGCTTCTGCCGTCAAGATCATCCCTGCCAAAAGCTAACTTAACAAGTTCAGCTAAAGATGGAGGATTAGTTGGTCTGTCATTCCATTCTTTTAATAACTTTAATTGCTGCTCGTCTGTTAATATTAAAATATCTTCACTCATATAATATCTATATCTCCATTATATAAATGCTTCTTGACTTTTAATATAATAGCTTTTTTTAAATTTTTAATTTGTTTATATCCTGCCATTCTATTCTTTTCACTAGTTCTATAACCCATTAGTTTTGCAACTTGCTCTTCGCTCTTACCATCAACATAAAGATATTGATATATTTTCCACTCAATAGGCTTTAATACTGTTTGCATTTTATTATGTACATTTTTAGCAGTTGCTTCTACATTAAAATCATTCTCTCTCATATTACCAATTTCATTTGTATGATTTTCTAAGCTTACTGTTAATTTAGTATCGTGTGCACTTTTCTTGTTCTTTTCCCAATTTGCATATAATGGACAAGCTGAACATTGTTTGCTATAAATTCCACAGCCATCTTCGCTTTCTGCTGCTGAACATTTTAAACAGGGACGAGTATAATTACTATAATTGTTTCTTATTAGATTTTTAATTTGATTACTTATGATTCGATTTACCCAAGGAGCAAGAGGCTTCTTGTGATCATAAAGATGCCATTTTTTATAAATATGAAATCTTAATATTTGAGAAACATCGCTAAAATCCATCCAAGCAATAGCTGTTAAATTCCACTTATTTTTTCTTTTTAAAATTTCAGCGTTTATTCCTTCAATACAATCTTCGAATATTGGACGTTTAGCCATCTTTCTGGCCCTTGCGACGCTTTACTGGCTGGGATACTGAACGAGATGATGGACGAATAGCTCCACCTTCTTTTGCAAAGTCTTCCATTACTTTCTTTTTATCTACTTTTTCAAAAGTTTTATTTTTTCTTAATTCATTATCCTCTCCTCTTGAAGAACCCATAATTGATCCAATTGTTTCTTTGCCTCTAGAATTAGTATCTATATCAAATGATAAATTACTAATTTCTGGTACATGATCTACTTCTGCTGTCTCTGCTTCATCATCCTCATAATCTTCTATTTCAATATTTGGTCTTTTAGCTATTGTAGGTTTTTGCATTAATACTTTTTGAACTACTTTTTCTTGTTTTTTAACTACTTGACCAGTAAAAGAAGATCCACAAGAACTGCAAAATTTAGGTTTATTTAATGAATATTCAGTAGGCGCACCACAGTCAGGACAATATATTTTTAACATATATTATTATATGCTAAAATAATAGGTTATTCTAAATATTAATTATTTTGAATGTAGTAAAAAACTGAAGATGCATCAGCTGCTGTTGCGTAGATATTCTTACTTCCATCTACTGCGATAGTAGCTGGAAAATTAAAATTGCCAGCACCAATAACGACTATTATATTTCCTGCAGCGCCACTTTCTCTTAATGCTGTATCGGAATGAGCATTAACGCCTAATAAATAAGTTGTTGTATTTGATCCTTGACCAGAAATTATAACTCCTGCACCAGTTGCAGAAGCTACTGATGCTACTCCTTCGAATCCATCGTCTCTAAAATATCTTGCCATAGTCTTATTTACACCTTAAACATCATCTACGTAATAAAAAAGAGAAGAAGGTTGTGAACTTACAGCATAAACTGATGTATTTTCTTTTACTTTTACTGCTGATGGAAATTCTGCATTTCCACTATACATTTGTACAATTGTAGCTCCACCTACTCCAGTTTCTTGAAATCTTTGAGTACTATAACAAGTTGCTCCAAGAAGATATATGCTTTTTCCTGCTCCTGGAGCATTTATAATTACTCCAGCTCCAGTTACAGAAGCCACTAAACCTATGCTTTCAAAACCTTCATCTCTAAAATTTCTTGCCATAGTATGTTATATTACACTTTAAACTAATCTAGTTCTTCAAATTTCTCAATAATATAAGCTAAGATATCATTTCTCATAATATCTTCTCGTCCAAACTTAAATGTGCATATACCTTTATCTTTACTTTTCTTATCATCAAAAAGATTGTATATTCTTTCAAATCCACTATTTTTAATATCTGATTGACGAATATCTCCAATTAAAATTAATTTACTAAATTTACCCATTCTGGTAGTAATAAGCAATAGATCATGTATACTTAAATTTTGAGCTTCGTCGCAGATAATATAGCTAGCATTAATACTAAGTCCTCGTAAAAATCCTACTGGTAATCCTTTAACTCTTTCTTGTTTAAGTAGCATCTCAACTTGTCCTTTTGGTAACAGTTCATGAAGTTTATCCATTAAAGGTTGAAGATAAGGATCAAGTTTACTATGAAGATCGCCTTTAAGAAATCCTAGATTATGAGAAGAGCTTTCTACTGGGTTACGAATATAGAATATCTCGCCAATCTTTTTTTGATTTATAGCATGTAAAGCTGCATATACGCTAAGAAGACTCTTTGCTGTTCCTGCTGGACCTTTACAGAATACCATTTTAGTGCTTTTATCTTGAAGTAGTTGAATAAATTTCTTTTGATTATCTGTCCATTGCAATTCGCGAATATTCAAGAACCCTTCAATTTTATCTCTTTGAGGAACAGGAACTGACTTGTCTTCTTTTTGCTTGTTCTTTTTAGACATGCGACTTACAATAAATATTACACTATTTTACTAATAATATCTATTTTATATTTGGGTCTGCAAGATCTGGATTATGTAAGGTTTTTGTTCCGCGTTTATATTCTTGAAAAATATTTTTAATAACTTCTACTGGTTTTTCTACTATCTTTTCTATTACTTTTGTTTCGACTATAGGAGTTGTTTCTTCTTTTCTGTTAGTTGATATGTTATAAGCTAACAATAAACATACTGCTAATGGATCAAATACTGCTACAATAATTAAAATAAATAACTTAACTACAGTTTCTATTTTTACATTAAATGCTTCTGCTATGAATTTGTATGTGCCAATATCAGATTTGCTAATTTGTTTTTTAAGATCTATAATAGAAGTGTCAAGAGAGTTGACCTCTGATAATAAATTAACGTTAATATTATTGATTTTTTCTACATTTGATTCTAATGATGATATACTAACTTGCATTCCTTCTAAGGTTTTAGATTTTAATTCTACTGATTTTTTGTCTACTACTTTTTCTTGAGTATCATTTCCAAAGAAGCCACCAGATTTAGTTACTGTTGTGGTTGTGGATTGATCTAATACTTTAGATAGATTATTTTCTTGATTTTTGCGAGTTTCTGTTAGGGTTTTAACTCTTTCATTATTCGAAGCCATTTGATCTTTTAGTGAGCTCTTTTTTGCTTCTAGTAATGATACTTGAGATTCAATTCCATCTATATTACTTTTGGTTGAGTAGAAAGCTTGACTTAAAAATCCAAATATACCAAGACTAGTAATGCACATAAGAACCACAACCGCTGCTAATAAATATGATTTGATAATATTATTGATTTTTCGCCAGTATCTATATAAAAAGCTAGTTGCCATTATCTTTCCAAACTCTAAACTGCTAGCCATAACTATAGCTGCATAAAAGCTACCAGAGAATAATAGGCCTATACCTTTAACTGAAAAGAAAGCTCCACATCCTGCTAAAAATAGAGCTGATAGTCCTAATAATCTATTAAATGAGAGTAAATTCCTCACATTTAGATTACACTACTTATTGCTTTTTCTTAAATGAGAAGGTAGGTATATTATCCCCACCACTAAACTCATAAGGCTCTAGAAATGAAAATGATATTCCATCGCTCCATTGACTTTGATAACTTAAAGATGTACAGAATAACTTACCTGCTGATTGTGGAGAGCTTAATATTTGTTCTATCGTGACTTTCACATTATTTAATTCTATTTGAGAAATACCTTGTTCTTGTTCTAAGCCTTCAAATAATGATTTACCTTCATACGGAGGAAATACTCTATTATACCATGCAATATATAATTTATTTTTTTCTTTATCGTATCTTAATCTTATAAGATTTTTATAGCTACTTCTTTTAAAGCTTTGCTCATACCCACATCTTTGAATAGTAATCTCCTTTTGAGAGCAACTAGTCATAAGTAGATATTTTTCTTGAGCATAAGACGAATAAGGCAATATAAAAGCTAATAATATTATTAATTTTTTCACTGTCTTATTACTATAACATATATATACCTTATATTCAAGATAAATATTGATTATTAATTAAAACTAAGGTAATATAAAAACATGAGAATATTAATATTTGCCGCTATTAGTTTTATTTTAAATAGTTTATCTTATGCTCAGGTTAGGCAAGGTGAGCCTGATCCGTATACTAAATTTATTAATCAACAACAAGAGACTATAGATAACTTTGATTTCAGTAGGTACAATCCGCTAGTAGAAAAACAAATAAAAGAAGAATTCAATGCTTTTAAAGTTGAGATGGAAAGCGCAAGAGATCAAGATCCTAACTTAAAAGCTCAAGAACTTAAAACCAAAGCTTTTTATGACAAGGATAATGCTAATATTGAAAGATGGTCTAAGAAGATCCCCAAAACAAGTCATCCTAAAAGAAGAGTTATCCAAACCTATTAATTTCCAACTTCGAGGTAATTAGAAACGTTGGGCGTAGGTAATTTTTGGGTTTTCTTTTTAACAATTAACTGTTCTTGTTGTTTAATTTCTAACCTTGGCGCTATTGGAGTTTCTTTTTGTTTTTTATGGTCTAAGTATAAGTAACATACACAACCTACTAGAACTATCCATAAGAGTATTTTATATTGATTTTTCATATATAATTATATTACACAGCGGCCAAATAGAACCTATATATAATAAGACTTTATAAATAAAAATAGCTCGTTGGATTTTTTTACTTTGAGATATTATTGTAGTATAAAGGTATTTTAATAGATTTAAAAAAGGGGGGGTACTCTTATAGAGAGATATATATAGTTATTTATATATAGAAGAATACTTTTATTAGTTTGGGGAGAATGATTTTAATACCCCCGCGGCTATTTTCCAGAATTAGGAGTTTCCTTTTTTTCAAAAATGGGGGGTATAATATAGGGTGGCCTTATGTAAGTCCCTATATATCAACGAAATTTAAATGGTAAATATCCCTTGCACTATTCCTAATCTGTGATAGATTACCTATATGAAGAAATTAAGCAAATATGAACAACTCATCGCAAGCCTCAACAAGGCTAGCCAAGACCTAAAGGATGCCTCTACCAAGGCCATCGCAACCCTTGACGCTCACGCTGAGAAGGTGGAAGCTATCCATCAGCAAGCGATGCAAAAATAATTGTTGACGAAACTAAACCAGAAAGGCATACTAAGACCATGAAACAAAACCTCAAAATCAGCTACCAAACATTCGGCGAAAACAATGCTTACCTTCTCGAAGGAAGCATCAAACAAATCAATCACTTCTTCAATTCAATATATAATTGGGAAGGAACCAACGGCAAGTTGCACGATATGGGCAACGGCAAAGCGTTTTACTTCTACGCTCACCCAGATGCTGTGATGCACGCTCTTACTAAGGTTGCGTTGCATAGCTTGGTCAATAAGATCAACGCTAAAGGACGCAAGGGTGGATTACTTGACCTTGCTAAGGCCAAGGCACAGAGCATTGTGGATGCTATGGGTCAGACCTGCTTCCTATGGGGCGCTAGTAGCTCTGAGGGATACAGCCTCGGCACTATCAGTGCAGAGAAACCCAGCGACTACTGCGGGGCAGTAAGTAATGGAAGGGACTAATCCTATGACAGCAGAACTATTCATCGTAGCACTCACACTCCTAGGCGAAGCTAGGGGCGAAACCTTCGAAGGTATGGCAGGAGTTGCCAGCGTGATTCAGACACGCATGGTAGAGCGTCATCAATCTGCTAGCCAAGTATGCCTAGCACCAAAGCAATTCAGCTTCTGGAATGGTGGCGTGAGTGAATCCACTAAAAGGAAACTACTATCAACGGCACAAGGTAAGAACGCTCTCTACCTTGCAGACCTTGTGATTCATCAGCAGATGCCCGACATCGTGAGGGGTGCAAACCATTACCACGCTGTGAGCGTCTCGCCTAAATGGACGAAGGATGCAAAGCTCGTGGCAACTATCCGCAATCATAAGTTTTACAGATTGTAAGACTTGACAACAAAGAAAGGTATGATAAGATAATCCTATGAATGAAAATAACCTACACCGCAT